GATAATGATCCATAAGGAGCTTACACTTTAAGGGGAAAAGAGGTTTTGAAAATGGCAGAGGTTGAATAGTTTGAAGAAAAAGAAGAAGTTTAATTCTTGAAACTAGGACCAATAGTTAATGAATCCATCAAAATAACAGGGAAAACAAAAACAGATACTTGTGCTCTCAATGCCATTATAAATAGGGTTTGTTAGAAATAAATCAAACCAACTGTAACATATGATTATTCAACGATTAAGAAGTATCCGTTGGATAAGATATATAAAATATAAGATGTTTTACAGGAGTATGTAGACTAGAAGAATATTAAAAATATTAGAAGGTATAAACCTGTATACCAAAATTATTCTTAAAGAGAAGTTAATAATAAGATATATAATAATAAAGACCAAGATAGAACTCTTTTTATTAAAGTGGAATAACTACCAAAAGTAATTAATGGTGTGGTGGATCCCTTCTCTTCTAGAATCATAAGTGCCCCAGATAATAAAAACTATGACATTCTTCTTTATTAATAAAGTTTCTTCAAATCTGCTTAACATGCTATAAAATAATAGATAATAAATTGGGGTTGTGTATATGTTTCAGGGTTAAATGCTGTTTCAATAGGAAAATTGTATGATGAATACTTTAGTGGATATAAGTATTTCATAGAAACAGATTTTACTGGTTTTGACTCATCTTAAGGAAAATTGCATTATGATTTAGAATAATAAGTCTATGCTAAATGTCTACCAGAATTTACAGAGAGGTCTCCTCACCTATCTGATGATGACATTAGAATGTTAGCTTTATCTATTAAAAATCAAAATTAGGCATTATTGACTCTTAAGACTTAAAATGGAACAATGAAACTAAGAACAAAATACTAAAGAAAGTCAGGTGACCCAAACACGTCAATGGGAAATTCACTGATAAATGCTGCCACCTTCTACCATATATTCAAACATGGTCCCAGAGCAGTAGATCCAAGTGTGTCAATGGCATTAATATTAGGAGATGATAATATTTTTGCTACAAACTAAGAACTAAATATAGAAGAAATATAAGAAGCTTATGCTGAATACGGGCTCAAAGTCAAAGTTAGAATTACAACTGATTTGACAACAACCAAATTTTTATAAAGTATGCCAGTTTAAATGAGAGTAAATAATGATATTTAAACTGTTTTGGTTAGAAATCCGGGAAGAGCTGTTTTACAATTATAAAACTGTCCGGTATGGTGTGAAACCACTAAAGATAAAATTGATTATATAAGATTATAGTAAAAAGGAAATGAAATATTAATCTTAAATTTCCCTGAAATAGGAGTCTATTATTAAAGAATTTTAGACTTATGGAATGATATTATGTAAAAAGAAATTGCTGAAGGAAAGTACAAAGGTAATTCAGGAAATTTCGCAGCTAAATTAGAAACAGCTGTTTGGGAAAAAGAAAAATAAATACATAATTTGTTTGGTTACATGATAGAAACAACAAATGATGCTAAATAAAATAAATATTAAACCTATAATATAACAGACTGGGAAATGGGAGTCTGTTTGAAGTAAATTTCTGATATAGAAAAATTGGAAGATGATGTTCATATTAATCTATTTGATAAATATATATAATACGCATGATAGTGATCAGAGACAAAATCAGGATTGATATACTTGTTTAAAGTTTCAACATCATTTGATGAGGATAACCCAGTGATGTTGACTTTCAATGGAGGTTCCAC